GTTATTGTCCTTTCTTAAAGTAAAGGGGCGAAGGCTTCCTGCGCCCCTTTACGCTTGATTCCTATAAAGGAAAGTTTATGCAACCATCCACTTGTAAGCACCAGCAGCAACCTTGTTAGCGATTGCGCCATAGCCATAGTAAGCAACTTGAATTTGACCTGTTGAGATCAAGTTGGTCTCTAGGCGGTACTTGCTTGACTCGTACCATGTAAATGAGTCAGGGTTTAGAACGATCATTGATGCGTCGCCTGTTCCTGATAGGTAACGAGATACGCGTAGGTTTAATCCACCAATGTTACCGCGAACGTTTGTTGGTGTTAGATTTCCTGAAGCGTTTTGTGGATTGATTGTTTGTGTAAATACTGCACGGTTTGAACCGTCAACTAATCCCATTAACGCACCCCATTGCTCAGGTGATACTACGATATTTTGAGCAAAGCCCAAAGTTCCTGAGTAAATAGATACTGCTGCATCTGAAATAAAGTCTTGGATATTTGCTGCTGACATTGTGCGGTTTCCGCCGTCTGTTGCAACCTGAGCAATTACGTTTCCAACTGCTGCATCTGTTGCTTTAGCATAGCCAAATTCCATCTGCCTTACCAACTCCGAGAAGAAAGCGGGGCTTGATCGGTCAAGCAACTCAACACTAAATGTTTGTTGCCCCGCATATTTCTTAACACTTACTGATAAGAAAGATACGTTTTGATCTGTATCTGATGGTGCTGCGCCTTCGGCTGTCTCTGCAACTGTTGGTGCTTGAGTTAATTTAGGAATTTCAAATGTCATTCCAGCATCAGGTAATGCACCTGAAGAAATGCTATCGATAAACGGTCTATCTGCATTGCTTAATGGATTGATAACTTCAGTTAATTGACGAGTAGGAATAAGTCCTGCGTTGTCAGTTGTGTCTGCTGCTGCTGATAGATATTGACGAGCGTCATCATCATTTAAATAAGTTGCACGAAGTGTGTTCTCTAGGAATTTTTCCTTTGTGAACTCAAGGCGTGGCTTTGTGTAAATTGGTGCTGCAATAGTTGGACGAGAGGCTTCAACCGCTTGGGTCTCTACTACCTCTGTCGCAACAGTTGTTTCAGGTGTTGTGTTTTCCACAATTTCCTCGTTTTCTGTTTTGGTTTCGGTTGATTCTGCCTCTGCGTTGGACGCAGCGACTGAAGTGACAGCAGCACTTGAAAAAGCGGCAGCCTGTACTAGGCTGACTTCCATAAGTCTTGCTGCACTAACTCTGTATATGCCGTTAGTGTTTTTGCCTTTTAATACTTCAACACCAACGCTTAATCCTGATCTTAAATTTTCGCTTGCCTCAATTAGGCTGTCAGTTCCTTTAGTTGTATTAGCGACTTTAAATTCCGCAAAAATTCCTGAGTCGCTTTCTTCTACACTTTTCATGCGCCCAATCGGAGATTTTGCGTCATGCTCAAGCAAAAGTCGAACGGCTTTAGGGTCATCAATTTGAATTGAACCACGTTCAAAAATTACTTTTCCAACTGAGGTATTTCCAATTTCGTTTTCAAATGGCACGATCTTGCCAGCAATAATACGGCGAGACTCTGAAGCCTCTAAATCTGCACTAAAGTTAATTATTTCCATTTGGGCTTAGTTCTTCCATTTCTCTCGCTTGTTCAACGGTTATTAAACCGAGACTTAACATTTTTTCAATTACATTTAAACGTTCTAATGGATTTGCTCTTAAAAATCCTGAGTCCATGTCGAACGCGATAAATTGTGTGTTCGGTGACAGATCATCCATACTTAGACGATTCTCAACCGCGCTTACATAAGGTTGTAGGGATAACGCAACAAATTGACGTCTTTCGTCCTGCACGTTTGCATATGTCATACTCGTGTTCATGTCCGCGCTGATATAGTATGCTGGCACATTGCATAATCTTGCAATTTGTGTTGCCATATATTGTTGAGCCTCGTTATACATCATGTCTTTAGGTGAAAACGAAGTTGCCTGATACTCTAAAGATGAAGTTAAATATGCAGTTGCTCTTTCAGCACGAGAACGACGCCAAGCCGCTAATAATCCTGCAACTTCTTTCTCGCCAAGGTCTGCACCGTTATTTTTTAATATACCTGATGGAACTGGGGTTGCTGCTGCATTTGCAGCCGCTTTTTCTAGATCAATGGCTGCTCTTAAAATTCTTGAACCTGCATGAAGAATTCCATCAATAGGTGATTGGAAAGTTACTAGTGAGCCGATTCCGCTCATAGGTCTTTCTCGACCATCTACTGTATAGAAATCAACAAAAGTGTTATTTTTATTTAATTGAACTTGAACTCTAGTATTATTTACAAAATCAAATCTTGCTGGTCTGTTGTCATCTTGATACACCTCGGTTACTTCTAGATACCCTGTCCCATAAAATAGTAATGCGTCAACTAAAGCGGTAACAATAACTGAGTTAGGTGCTGACTTAGATAATTGATTCACCCAAGGCAAGTTAGGTAATTCCTCTTTTGTTGCCTTTGAATAAGTGCTGAGTTCCATAGTGCCGATTGTTGTGGCGATTAAGTTACGACAGCGCATAACTGCTGGTACGGAAATTGCTTCATCTCTACTTACGGATTGAAACGGTGTAAATTGAGAATAGTAATTAAAAGGGTCAGTTACGACAGGTGGCGCAAGTTGCGCAGTAATTTGAGGTTTAGGTGGTAATCCTACTAAATCGCGGAAAAATCCCATTAGAGAATTATATCACCAATTTAAACGAATATCTTAGGTATTGAGATAGGTTTGCTCAACATGTGGACAACCATAGCCGTCGATATAGCAGCAGTTACGTCTCCAGCAGATTTTCTTCGGATGATTCTCCAACCTGCATCATTTGTCTTAGCAGCGCAGTTATTCATTGAACTTATCCACTCAGGTTGACCGCTATGAATTAACCTAAGGTTTGATAATGCGTCTGATAATTCACCGCAAGCCTGATAAAAGGCTTGTCCTGATATATCTATAAGTTTATGACCTGATTGCTCTAATTTTTGCGCAATAGAGGCGGTTGCGTACTTATCGTAGGCTATTTGAACTGGACGGTACTTCATTGCCCAATCATGGATTGAACTAGCCATTTTGACCTCATCAATAGCAACTTCGCTACTAAAGGTTTCCATCACGCCAACTGCAATTTTGCCGTCAACGATCTGACCTGCCACCAATGCGCCAGTTCTTTTACTTGGACTTACGTCAAATGCCATAACAGTCATTGCACCAACCGGCAGTATTAAATCTGATATTGAAGTTGCTTCAATACTGCCAAATGTCCATGGTGATACCTGAGAGTCAATCCACATACACAATGTTTCAGTTAATGTGGCTTCAATAGAGTTAGTTGCTATTGATTCTTCGATTGCTTCCTCAGTTACGGTGTAACCAAGTGCAGGGTTAGCCATTGCCCAAAATTTACGATTCCTAATATCCTGCCTTGCAGCCAAAGGTGCTGAGTACTCCCAAAATCCAAAAGTCTTAGATGGGTAATCCATAGCCCTTTCTCTTAAATCATTTAATACCGTACTAAAGGCATCACCGGCATTTGAAGTAAATAATGTTTGAGAGTTAGGTCTTGCCCTAGTTGTTGGCACAGCCGCTTTAAACGCTTCCTCGCTAATTTCTCGCAACTCATCAATATAAAGGAAATCTGCGGTCTTTCCGCGAGAACCATCTCTTGTTGCAGCAACAATCTCATATCTTGCACCGTTAAGCAATGTTATAGATTCTTGTCCGTTAGCGTATCTAATGCGCCTTACCTGCGCTTTTAGAAAGTCATTGTCCTCAATAGTGTTGGCAACCTGCCTAAATGTATCTAATGCCATGTTTCGGTTAGAGGACATTGCAATAATGTTCTTTTCCTCAAATAGGAACAGCCCAGCCAAGATACGCATGCGAGCAAGGTGAGTTTTACCGACCTGACGTGCGCAGAGCAATAAGTTGCTCTTTCTAATAAATTGATTCTCAGAATTAACGCTTAACATATCTTCAAGTACGTAATGCTGCCAAGGAAGTAGCGGCATCCCAATTTTCTCTGCTAACTCAGCCACCTCAGCAATTCGTGAGCCAGTTTTCAGCGGCGGTGTAGAAATTCTTGGTTTTATGTTGCCTAATATGGGCTTTTTTGTTAGCCCTCGTTGCGCTGGTTTGCGCTTGGCTTTAATTGGTTTCTCGTTGACTGTCATGGCTTTTGAAAGGGTGACAAGGGGCGTGTGATCTGCGTCTCAGGGAGAGAAGGTTCTGAAAAGGCAGGGGGGGTAGAAGCACCCCTAAAAAAACGGCTGCCCTTGCGTGAATTACACGACTTACACGCTGAGGTTAGGTTGTCCATGTCGAACAAATCTCCGCCAACCTTACGCGAGGTTATGTGATCGACTGTCGCATTGCCACCCTCTAAGTGTGTACCGCAGTAGGTACAAAGG